ATCCCCGTCGTCTTGGAAGGATTCAAAGCCGGGATTGTAGTATGGATTGTCGCACATGCTCGTGGTGCGCACCCAGTCATCAGGCTTGCGGAACGAATAGCGATAGCCATAGAGCGGCTCGAAATCGGTATCTGCCAAAAGCTCAATGCCGCGAACGGCAAAGTTCCATGACGCCTGCTCAAGCATGTAGTTCACGGCAGGCGTCCACACGTCGTCCAGCATGTACCGGTTTTTGTTCGGTTCATCCAAGGCTGACAGGCGTGCGTCGCCCAGCAGCCTGAGAGCGCCGCGGTAGATTTCCAGACGGTCTGCCATCAGACTTCGTCTCCCTGAGCGATGGTGAGAAGCTTGTGCTTGGCGCGTTCCATGTCCCAGACGCATGTGCCGCCATCGGGCTCGGAAGAGGCGAAGTATTCGTTCCCCTCTTTGTCGACGCCGATGATCATCACGCGCTCAAGCTGGCCGATCGCCTCTTCGAGAAGCCTGTCCGGATCAAGCGGCAGATAGGATATGCCCGTGAACCGAACGACGTTGGTCATGCGGCCACCTGGGAGGCCAGCGCGGCGTGATCGATTGTCGCCATGATCGCGTGTTCCTTGGTCGGAAGGTCGCGCTTGATCTCAAGTAGAGGGTCGAGGATGAATGCGCGCCAGCCGGCCTTTGGTGCAAAATCGACCTTGTAGCCAGCGGGGATATCGTCCTTGGTCACGTTGGGCACAGCTTGTTCAGCCGGCAGATCCTTGCGCTCCCACTTGCGCAGCACGCGCATATTGACGAAGCCGATGCCGGAACTCACGACGCGCAGTTCAACGTCGAACTTGCCGTCTTTGGAGACGACCTCGACAATCGTGTGAACCGGCAGTTTCTTGACGTGGTGTGCCCAGAACCGGGCATTGGTCACGTCTTCGAGCGCGATATCCGGCGGCACGACGATGAAGAACGACGGGCGATTGTAATAGGCTTCATTCTGGATGGCGCTTGGGGGAAGGACTTTAGTCATAGTGGCCTCTATGTTTTGGGGATTGTCGGAAGTGGGGGCGATCCGGGAGGAGGATGAACCGCCCCAACTCTCCGACCAACGGGAGGCAATCCGCGATCGAAATCGCGAAGTGCGATCAGGTTATCGCAGTCGGCGCAGATACAGTTGTGGCTGGAGCCGCCGCTGTACCAACGGTTGTGACTTGATACCTTTTGTATTTCGGGCCGGTCGTGGCGATGACATCAACGAGATCGCCTGCGCGCATCCCCTTGGTGAAGCCGTCCGAGAAGTAGCCCGCGCCGACGATCGTGGCGTCAGCATCGGCCGCAGTCGTGTAGCGCCAGACGCGGGGCTGGTAGCCGCTAACCTGGATGTCCGCGAGTGCGAGGGTGTCAGGAGTGTAGGCCATTGATCAGCCCTCCCTTAAGTCGCAACAAAAGCGGAACCGTCGTGGGTCCACTTGATGATGCCGTTGTTCTGGAGGATCTTCGCCGCATGATAGACGGAAGCGCGGGTCCACGAGGTGTCCTGCTTCTTGTCGTAATCAGCCTCGAACTTGACGTCGCCTGAGTTGCAGGCGTAGCCGAGCGCGTCGGTGTGATACATGTAGCAAAGTTCCGAGGCGGTGCCGACGCCGGTCACGAGCGGGCTTTCAATCCAGTTGATGCCGGCCCAACGACGTGTCTTGACGATCGGGCCGGAGAACGGCTTGACCTCGACATAGTCGGCGCTGGAGAATTCCGGGATCTGCTCCAGATAGCCGATGAATGCGGGGGAAACGACCGCCCACATCTTGTCTGCCTGGTTGGTGCGCACCTGGTTGTTGCCGAGAATGACCTTCGCACCGATGACCGTGGTCAGGGATGCTGTGCCAGTCCCGAAGTCCTGCGTGGCGTTGGCAAGCTCCGCAAGGATGGTCAGGTCGATATCCTGATTGATGGTCGTCATCGACGCCATGTTCATGATGCGACGCTGATCGCCCTGCGAGGCGAAGATGTTGAATCCGGTCAGTTCGTTTGGCGCATGCTTCTCAACAAGGGTCGTGGTGACCTGCGTGTTCGAAGGGTTGCCGTACGGGATCTGACCGTTTGTGCCGCGTGTTACCGCGGTAGCACCGCCTGCACCGGAGACAAGGAACGTGGCCTGGAGGCCCTGCGTCATGCTTTCCTTGGTGGTCGATGCTCGAAGCAGATTGTCGTTCTGCTCAAACAACGCCACAAACTCCTGGCGGTACTGGATCATTGCTGCTTCAACAGCCATGTTCAGTCTCCTAAGGTGAGTTTTGGGGGGAGTTGCTTTTGAGCCAGGGCGAAAAGGGTAGCCGTCAGCGCTCTCCAGTTCCGTTTTCACGGGGTGGCCGGATGGAATGCTTTCGGTTCTGCTCGATTGGTCTCGTCTGCGGGATTGCCGGCTGACAGTTCGCTAAGGGGTGGCTGTCATTGGCAAATTCTAAGCGGAAACACCGCTATGCTTTGCGCTTCTGGTCGATTTCCAAGAGCGAAAGAAGTTCGACATCGAGTTTTTCGCGGTAATAGCGATCGATGTCTGAATTCATGATGGTTTCGATTTCCTTCTTGCGGGTCGTATGCTTGACCTCAGCATCAGGGCTGGCAAACACGGTGTCGCCGAACTTCTCGCGGCCCATGTCAGAGGCCCATTTCATGAAATCCGGGTCGTTGGCGAGGAGTGCGCCCTTCTGATTGCGCATCATGCCCCAACCTTCAGGGCCGAGCGGCGTGGATTCGAGAAAGCGGATGGCGAGTTGCTTGTTGCCCTTGAATTCAGCCCGCGACCATTCGCTTGACAGCAGATCGGCGCAGTCTTCAGAGTCTTTGGCGTCCTTCTGGACCCGCATTTCCTCCACGGCGCGCTGGCTTTCGATGTACCATTCCGTGGCGCCAGCCACAGCATCGGGCGTCATGCCCTTCTTGTGGGCAAACTCGGTGAACTGAGCGAGAACAGGCTTGTCTTCATCCGTCAGCGCCTTGAGGACGGTATCGGGCAGCTTGTAGCCGGTCGGGTCTTTGGGAATACCAACCGATTGCCGCCATTCAGCCATGGCCTTTTCGTCTGTCGGGTCTTCCGGCTTAGGTTTGGCAAGGCCGCGCGTCGAGATTTCGCGCTGTGCTGCAAGAAGGGCCTTGGCAACCCCATTAGGAGAGCCGTACTTGTTGGCCAGCTTCTTGAGATCTTCGGCATCCTTGCCCGCGCCATCGGCAATTCGGTCGCGCCAGTCATCGCCCCAAGGCGTGGTCTTCGCGGCTTCCGTGGTGGTCGCCTGCGTATCGGCCGTTGTTGCCGTGGTGTCAGTCGTGGTGGTCTTGTCGGTCGCGCCCGTGTCTGTCGTCGTCTGCGTGTCGGCTGTGGTGGTGTCCACCGCCTGGATTTCTGCCAATGCCTCAGTCATTACCATGCCCCCCTAAATTCGCCGCACCATGAGTTCGAAAAAATGGAAGGGAATTCACTGAAGTCGTTGTCTGTTTCAGGATCGAAGTTGTCGGCGGATTTATCGTCCGCGTATTCAGTCCTGCCCTCGCTCAAAACCCAATGAATTTGGGTAAGAGCTGACTTGATGTTGAACGAAGTCTGAAACGGCGGAGGATATCTATGGCAGTTGCCATCCTCCGGCCCTTCCTTCCTATGTCCCACGAAGAAAATGCAGTTCCCACACTTGACGTGTTCAGGTCTTGACGCTTCTGCCTCAGTCATTTCGGTTTTGCCTCTTTTGCCTCAGATTTAGCCACTTCGGCCAAGCGCTCCGGGGTGAGCATTTCGGAGATCAGAAACCCCACGAACCGCCGGCCCTCATGGAATGCCGTGCCTGCATCACCGCCCTCATCCTCAAGGCGGAAACTCATCTTGTAGAAACCGGCAGCCCGCATGATGATCCAGTCGAGCGCGGCCTTCTGCTGGCCCTCATTGGCCTTGCCCTCAGCGAGCGCACGCAGGGCATAGACTGCGGAAGCGTCATAGGAGGCGGGAGCGTTGGGCTTCATTGGTGGTAATGCTCGGGAAGGATAAGCGCGCTGGTCTGCGATTGTGTAATCACAGCCTCAGTGCCGCAGGTGATGTTGGCCTCGGCCATCTGGTGCAATTGGCGCCGCTCGGCCCGTGTTGGGCATTTGGCAATCGCACCCCCAGCCATGAACGCGAGCACGCCGATGATATCCTGCAGCGTCATGGGTGTGTGCTTGGTGAAGTTGCCGAGCGTCTTATCGAGTTCCAGCATTAACCCGCTGCAGCTCTCGCTGACTTTGACTTTCTTGGTTGACATGGGTGCCTCTTCCCTATTGCGCGCCGCCGCCGGGGATTAGCCCAGCCTGTTGCATGGCCTGTGCGCCCTGCCCGACATTGGTCGCAGTGACACCGCCAGCATTGAGCAGTTCCGCAGCCTTGGCCAACCCATCGGCCTGTGCGTTCTCCTCAGCCAGCTTCTTCATGACTTCCTCATCCACGAACCAGTCTGGCGCAGCACCGGTGCCGCGGACTGCATCATCCGTCATCTTGTCGAGGTCGTAGCGCTGCGGCAGCTTCGGATTGAACTGAGCGCCAGCAGCGATGATCTGGATGGACTCGTTGAATGCGGCCACCTGTTGACGGCCTTCCAACGTATTCAGCGGCCCTTCGAACTTGAACGTGACATCGGTGCCCTTAAGCTCATCCGGCATTTCCGGGAAAGCCTGGTTGGCGAGCAGCATCTCGAACGTGACATCGAGCAATTTCAGGTGATACTCGCTCTCGATCGGGCCAAAGAACGGCAGGGCAGCACGGCGGAATTCATCAAGCCGGGCCTGCGTCTCGAATGCCGTCATTTCATGGGCGGTTGGCAGCATCAGCTTGTTGAGGAGGAATGCTTCCGAGATCAGTTGCCGAACGTCCTGCTTCATCTCCAAGCCGAACGCGAGTTGGCCCTTGTGCTCGACCACCGCGAATACGTCCTGTAGGTGCTGATCATCATCGAGATCTGCCATGGTCAGACCACCTGCATAAGACCGATAGCCATCACGAAACAGATTGTCCTTGGCGATCATTGGAGGATCGATCGCCTTTTCACCACTCTCCAAGAGGATTGCCGCAAGCTGCTGCAACATGCGCCCGTCAGGCAGGCAATTGATGGTGGCTGGCGAGAACCCAATCGGGATATTTGACAGTGTGCGCCAGCGCGGGACGATGTAGTTGAAGACCGTGAGCCCGGATTCGCCGAGTATCTCGTTGTGAACGCAGTCCACATAGAGCGAGATGAACGGCTTCTTGGCATATTGCCGGCGCTTGGCCTTGTCATCACCATAGATGTCGTCAACTGGCATGAGGATATGGCGGACTTTGAATGCCCTGTTCGGCTCCTTCTCAGCGCATTTGTGGATGTCGGAATGTGCTGTCTTGGGCCAGCGCTTGCAGATGTTGCGCGCTGTCATCATCATGACGCGCTGGACGTGGTCTATCTGGCCATCGCCATCCATCATCCATACGCAGTCTTTCGGGTGCCAGGCCTTATAAAGCAGCCCATTGCGGTCGATATTCTCCTCGACTGAGAGCACAGGGTTGCCCATGCTCACCCAATCATGATCAGCCTCAGTGGTGGCAGAGACGAAATTAGCCCGCGGCTCATACATGAACTTGCGGGCGATCTTCTTTGACTTGTCGAACCAACCCTCATTCGTCGGGTTTTCATCCCGCTCGTCGTCTCCCGTCGAGACATTGAACCAATCGCCCTGTCTCAGCATCGCATGCGGCATGTTACCGAGAGTTTCACGTGACTGGACCATGAAGCTGTCCATGATGCCGGTCATGAAATCAGTGCCAGGCGACAGTTCAGAAGTGTAGTTTGCCCTCATCGGGTGGCACAGTTCCATGATCTCCTGACGGAGAGAATTCCATGGCTGTTGTGCTGCCGATAGACTTTCACCGGTCTCGGCAAGCTGCTTGGCGCGAAGATCCACTAGGTCTGCCCCAACACGGTGTTCTGGTATGCCTTATTGCCCCCACTGCCGGAACCAGGACCAGTCAGGATGGTGCTGTCCCGCCCAGACCTCGACATAGCCTTGCGACGAGCAGCGTCAGAGGCGGCTTGAACGGCTGGATCGTTGGCGTCTACCGGCATGCGAGCCGGCGGCGTGACTTTTGGTTTGCTGAAAAGAGAGGCCATTACACAATCCCCCATAGCGTGAGGAGCGCCGAGATCACCATGACACCTGTTGCGATCCACGACAGAACAGCGATAATGTTGCCGACGTTGCGGTATGGGCTATCGTCGCCCTCGTTCTCCGCAATCCGCACCACTTCATGCACAGCCTCGCCAAGCGCAGCCACAGCGGCGGCGATAACAGCAGCAGCCATGAGATGAGCGTGATGGTATTCAACGCCCACAACGAAGCACAGCGCCATGCTTAAAGCGCCGTAGACGTACAAGCCCTTCATTACGCGGCCTCCTCAACTAGAATGTCCTTGCGGAAGCGGTATCTTGGGCCGGGCGTGTCCTCATCAACGAGGGCGCTGACACCGAGAACCGTTGCCACTTCAGCTTCGCGCACTATGATCTTGGCAATGCCGACCTCAGCTATGGCGCAGGCTTCATCATAGGGCTGGAGACCCTTCTCCAACTCGAACGTTGCGTACTTGACGCGACGAACCTTAGTGCCCGACAGATTGCCGAGAGTTTCACGTGACATCATCGTCCGCTCCTAATCCAGATAGTAGGCCACGACGTCAGATCCGTAGCCATTGCCGCGATGAGCCCATTCGAAATGCTTGGCTCTGCCGTGAAGCTGGCGCCCGGAGCGCAGCATGATTTGAACTGACTGTTCGGGACTGGTCGGCATGTCGCCGCCAGACCACGAAGACCAGAGATCGGGGAAGTTTGCCCAATCACCAGGACGGAGCGCGCTGTCGTCAGTCATTTTCTGCAACCGAGTACCAAAACTCATAACGCCCGTTGCGCTCGTAAATATCGACAGTGACAGCACGCGACCCCGGCTCATAGTTTTGAGCATCAAGGAGTTTGACGACCTCAGAGCCAATTCGTTTTCTGGCTTCGGTTGCCGTTTCGCCTTCCTCGCTCACACCGTGAAAGGCCTTCTCAAACGTCTTGATGGTCATCTGTTGCGCCTGTACTTGTCTTTGAACTTCTGGTGGCCGAGGTGAACGACAGGAGCGCTGTAGCGCCTCATCTCTTCGTTCTGCTTCGTCATGCCGGGGAATAGCGACGCAAGGCCCCAGATCATTGCATCCGCTCTGTCAGGTGATCGTGTGCCGATATAGCCGGCAGTGGTGAATGCTTCGAGTTGGCCCTCAAGCTCTGAGAAATGGCCAACGAGCGATATCTTTTCCTGCTCGAACAATGCTGCGATCGGCTCAGCCCGTGCTACCTTGCCACGACTGGCCTTGACTTCGCGCACCGGGATAGTGCCGCCGATCTTGCGTTCAGGATCAACAGCAGCAGAGCGGACAATCTCAGCCACCATTGCGCCACCGAAATTGGTTTCAGCGATGACAGCATCCGCCTGGTGGCGATCGAAGGCCGAGACAATCGCCTTGCCCCACATTGCCGGCGCCATTCGGCCAGAGATATCCTCAAGCACATAGCCGCGGCCATCTTTGCCGAGGCCGCAGACCACTATTCCGATTTCATCCGATCTCTTGTCTTCTTCGCCTGCCACTCCAGAAGGGTCCACAGCAATAACGATGCGAACCATCTCAGGGACAACGCCGTCAAGGATTCGCTGCTGGTCGAGGAGTTCGAGCGACCAGAGTGCGCTTTCGGCCGTGTCGGCGAACTGTCCGAGCCAGAAGCGGCGGCGCATGGCCTCCGGAAGATTTTGAAGCTGCTCAAGCGTTTCTTTCGGCAGGTTCTCTTCGTTGTCCTGCGGGTTCATCTGGATCGATACGAAGCTGTCCGGATTCTTGACGAACTGCTTGCGGTCAGGATCGCGCTTGTTGACGAAGAGCTGGTACGTCCAATGCGCCATGCCAGGAGGATTGGCGTCGTAATACATCTTGAGCCGGAGCGGCGTCTTTTGAGCCAACCGCGTCACGGCCATGTTGCGCGAGGCCCATGGAATTTGTGAGCACTCGTTCAAATAGATCGTGGCATATTCCTGCCCGAGGATTTTCTCAGTCCGCTCCTTGTCGTCCAAACCACCGAACCAGATCTCAGACCCATTCGGCAGTTTCATGTACCAGTCGGTCTTATCGATCGACCAGCGCCCGTCCAGTTCCGGGAAGCAAAGCTCCATCACCTTCGGCAGCGTGTCGAGAATGACCGACGACTTGATGTGATTGAACCGATATCGCAGTATCGCGTGTCGGCTCTTATGTGCCAGCGCTCGAATGAGCACGATGCGCATGAAGCCGAACGTCTTGCCCGATCTCGCACCGCCGTATGCCATGATGTGCGTTGCATCGGAGCCGCAAAGCTGCACCTGCAGCGCTTGCTTACGCGACAGTTTGAAGGTCAAATGTGCCTCGAAAATGGGTGTTTCAACCGCAGGACGTACTAATCCCCGGTTCAGAGGCCATTTTTGGCCATCTCATAAAGCTGATTGCAACTTCCGCTATAGAACGGTGGCGTCTTCCGAAGTGATATTGACCGTCACCGCGCCGGAGACCGCGTGGTCAATCTTCTCACCGTATTTCTTCGGCTTCATCTTGCCCGCCACCCATTTGCGGGCATCAATGCGAAGCCGTGCCTGATTGGCGTCCAGCGCTGTATCATCGGCAATGTCAATGATTTCATCGACAAACGTATCAGCTTGGTCTTCGCGCGCCTGCGCGTAGTCGTTTCGGAATTCCTCAATGTTCTGAAGCCACTGATAAACGGTCTTGCGCGAAGGCATTGATGCATCTTCACAAATCCAGCTTAGGCTTTTGCCGCTTGCCAGCTTCTCGCAGATATTGTCTGCAATGGATTGATAGAACTCGACGGGACGAGGCATTACGCTGGCATCCTATTCCAGCCGAAGATTTCAGCGTGGATATTCTCAGGGAAGAACTCCAGACGGAGGTTGAGCCAATTGCAATACTGCCATTCGGCTTGGGTTAGCTCGCGAGTCTTGCCGGGCTTTAGCCGCGAGGGACGCAGCACGCAACGACGGATGCGCTCGTTGTCCTTGTTTGTAACTTCTTCGCAGGCTTCACGCCATTTTTCTGGGAGAGTGTAGCCCATTAGATCATCCCAGCGTGGTTGAGGAGATATAGCAGGGCAATGAGAGCGACGATTGCACGGGCTATCCAGTTCATGGGGGATGGAAGGCCGATCATGTCGACAAGGTAGATTGCCACGTAGGCGATGACCAGGACGACAAGAGCTAGGATGAGGAGCGCGATTGAGCCGTTCATTGAGTTTTGCTCTCCGTCGCGCCTTGGGATTCGGCAATCAGTCGGCGCGTAACCAGGATGAGCGGCCAAACAAGCGGCCCAGCGCGCATCATTGCCTTGAATTCGGGGATCTGATCTTTCGGCATGGCCTTCATCTTCGGGCGCAGCGCGCGGAAGTTTGACCGGTGAGTAGACAGCCGCACGTCTGTCGCTGTGACGTATTCACCGTTCGAGACGATCATTTGCCCGCCCGCTTCTTCGGCTTGTCGGCTGCAGCGTTGTGCTCGTCAACAGCCTCATGAAGACTGGCGACGGAATGGCCGGCGTCTGCCGCGGACTGCTCGATCTCGCTCAGTTGGGACTTGAGGATGTCGATTTCATCGTTGGCGGTGACAAGCTGGCGATCGAGAGCATGGGCTGCTTCAGCCTTGCTGTTGATCTGGTCTCGGAGAGTTGCCGCTTTGCCTGCGAAATGCGATAGCGTGTGCGTCATTTGGGAGCCTCAGTTTTGGTGTTCGCGAAGAACAGGCGCCCCACTTCGCCATCTTCGGTGTAGTATGCTTGGCCAAATGCGGCCATGTCATGCCGGTATTCATCCACGGTCGTAGCGACGGGGCATTCAAGACCGTCGATGATCACTGACGTCCCCTTCTCAACTGACCGAAGGGTGCGCTCGTAAAATGGGCTGCCGAGGAAGGTTGTTTCTCTGAGCCTGTTTTTCATGGATTTTGCCTCTCCTGACTGATGCTAAACTATACCAGAAACACCAGTCAGGAGAAAGACTTATCAGGCATTGGTCAGCAATCCACCGGCGACACGAACGCCGTTCGGAAGGATAATTCCGAGGTATGCCGCCGCGGTTCCGGTATCAAGGTAGGTGCCAGTCCAGACGCCGGACGTGTTGGTGATGGCCTTGAAGATTTTCTTCGCCGAAACGAGCAGCAGCTTGCCAGCCGCACCCTGGACGATGCCTGTGGAACCCCCGGCAGACCAATCCAATTGGGTCGACGCTGCATAGACGTGGATCTCAAACATCTCGGCATAGTCGAGCGCGTTGCCGTGAGCGTCTTTCAACGTGATGGTGAGGTCGCGAGTATCGGCCGTTGTGGCCGCTTCAGCGCTGATCACAAAGGAGGCCGTAACCGCCTTGGAAGTCAACTGGATGGGCGTCCCGGCATTGTTGGAGGCCAGTTCGCCATAGGCACCAAGGCCGAGGCGCTTGCCAAGAATGGATTTGAAGGATGGGCGTGGTTGAACCGTCACTTGCATGCTCCTTGATTATTGCTGTTGCTTGGGAGGTTTGACCGCTTTGGAGATGGCTGGGTCAGTAGCCCGCTACGAGTCCTGTTGCCGTGGTGTTCGTCTGCCGAATGATCTTAACGGCCCACGGATAATCCACGCCTGCGTTCATGTAGCGGGTGACATCCGTCGAGCCCTTGGCCATGCGCATGACTACGTTTCCAGCCGCATTGCACGACAGTGACCGAGGGATGGTAGCCAACGTTACATCGCCGCCCGAATAATCAATCGCGACCATTTCATCGATGCCAGACAGGTATTCAATCGAGCTTCGGCTCTTGGCGTTCGCTACCATGTCAGATCCTCAGATGTTTGGAGAGTGTAGTAACCCGCAGCGGTGCGCCATGAAGGCGGAGCGGGTGATGTTGATGATCAGGATGACCGCCGAGCCGCGTGAGGAGTAGGTCTTCAACATAGGAGCCTGCATCTCGGTACGGCTCAAATACTCCATCACCCTGATCTGGCTATAGGACGAGCATTCCCGTCCATGAAGCCAAACTGAAATTGTTGCCCCATAGCCATTCGGACATTTCGGCGTCCTCATACTCAGGCTATACCGTTACAAGCGGCTGATCGAGCGGGGCTCCCCATTGGCTCGTTGCCGTCTCCGGCTAAAATTTGGGGCCGATATTCGGTACTACGCTTGGCAGTACTACTGCTCGGTCTCGCGTCCCCTGTGGCATCCAAGGGTCTTTCACCTACTCTGCCACAACGCTTCGAGAATCTCAGACGGCGCACTGTCGAAAGCGCGTAACGCCGAATTCTTCGCCCAATAGAGCGAACTGTATCCCCGCCGACGAGGTTTGCATGAGACGGTTACAATGCATGTAGTCTGCACGCGGCATTCGGCGGGGAGATTTTAGGAAGCCGCCTTAACGAACCAATCGGCAGCCTGTATTTACCCAACTTTGTTAACCTGATTTGGGTTAACTTACAAGGGCCTTTTCAAACATCAAAGCCTGCAGTCCACGCTTCAATAAATCGAGTTGAAACGACGACATCATGCGGAGATGTTCGATGTCGTGGATGCAGACGTTGAACACTGTCGTGCGCACCTGCGGGCCGCTCTGGCACGACAGCAACACCGTTTCCAGCCTTATGAACCTGCTTGAAGCTTTCCGTGCCCTGGTCTGCGCATCCGTCGAAACTTCGCCATCATGGCTATGGATAGCGAACAGATCCTGTGCGCGCGGATTTGGCGATTGAATGCCTGTCGCGCGATAATAGCGCTCCATTTCTTCCGCGTACCAGAATCCGGCCTTGTATTCCTCATCGGTAACCTTCTTGTCGATGCACATGCGGCCAAGCGTCGAGCCAGCCTTCTGATCCCGGATGAGATCGATCGGAATGTTGTGCAGTCTTACCCTTGCTTCAGTGACCACGCCGAGAACGTCCTTCTGTGTTTCTGATCGTTTGATGTCGCCGGATGGGTAACGCTCCCCTTCCTTCCGAGGCCGGCCGGCGGCAATGCGCTGCTTCAGCCGTTTATTCCGGAGAGCGGCGCCATTCGATTTCGCCTTGGTTTTCATGATTGCTCCTTGGCCCGAAGAATGGCGATGCAGAGAGCGATTGCTGGGGTGCTTGACGAGCCGTTCGCATAGACTTCCTGATTATTGTCATCGAGCCGGCTGATTTCTACCTCTGCAACGAAATGCGTCATTGCCCGGCGAGATTTTATCTCCCAGGCTGTCCACTCTGGCAGCAATGATGCAACAAGCGCTGCGGCAGCGTCTATGGAACCGGTCCACTCGGGCGGATGATCCCAACGGCCCTCGGCTTCACCTTCTCGCAGCTCCTGCTTGCCAAGGCTGTTGTCGCCGAAGAACTTATCATCCCCCGGCTTTTTCCAAGAGCCGCCGATATTCGGCCAGTCATCAAAGTCCGCCTCGGTATCGGGACCGCCCTCTGGGTCGCCATCCCAGATAAACCCGTTGAAACGCCAGCCAAGCGCCCATGCTATGCGCCCGTCCATTCCGCGTGATGGCTCGGTTAGTTTTTCCAGCCGTTCAATCAAGTCTTTCATCCCCGTCCTCCTTCGATCTCGATTGGCCTTTCAACAGCCCCAACGCTGATAAAACCGTTGTCCTGTCACGATTGACAAACTTGCCCATGAGATACGGGCTCTTGTCGGGGAGAATTCTATGAATGGCTGACAGTATCTCGCGGCGGATTCGAAACATGTGAAGGTCACGGCCTTCCTGCCTGACATCTTCGAGCGAAATGCCCGGATATCCATCAAGGATCAGTTGCGCGATCATCTCCATTGTTGGGCGTGCTGCCTCGGCTGCTGCCTGCTCAACCTCATGGACGGCCTGCAATGCTTCTGCCACGGCCTTAGCCTCATTTTCCATCGCCTCGATCTGCTCTAGAGCTTCCCGCTTTTTGCGAGCCACCTCTTCGCGATAGAGCCTGATACGCTCTGCCCTTTCCGCCGCTTCGCGCTTGCGCTCGTCTTTCAGCCGCTTGATTTCAAGTTCGTCGCGCAGCTTCTGCAGCCGCAATGCCTGGATAATGTTCGTGCTCTTGGGCTTTCCAAACAGCCGTTGCTTTAACGCAGCGATATCGCGTCGGCAGTTTTCCTCGTATGAGGTATGGGTGGTCATAGGCTGGTTCATGCTTGCGGTTCCTGTGCGTCGTCGGCTGGCTGGGAGTCCCGAACCTCTTGCGCAATCACGCGTCGATATGCCATCTGCTCGGCGGAAACGTCGCCTGTGTCGCGTAGCGCCAGAATGCTGCGGTAGTATTCCGCCTTCTCGTCGGTGATAGGCTCTTGAGGAATGGTGGCGATTGCCTTGCGGGCAGCGTGCTGTTCTTTGTGCTTTGTGACCATTTCCTTGATGCGAGCAGCCGTCTGCGGGTTTTTCGCCGGCGGCTTAAACTCCAAAGCTTCACGCTTGACCTTGAGCCTTGCCAAGTCCTCGACAATTGTACGCGTCTCGGCTCTCGCCATGGCGGCGATTTCTGGCGGCGTCGGAATGAATGCCCGGTTGATGTTTTCGTATTCGCCCCGGATCAGCTTCGAGATCGCCTTGCGAAGGCCATATGTTGAGACATGAGCGAGAGCGTAGGCATAGACCTTCGGTGCATCTTCCGGCTTGATGTTTACCGGCAATGACAGGCCCGCGCTCAGCAGCGAATCCATTGCCGTGGACACGTGATCAAAGCCGATCGGCGAAAGCTTTTCAGTGAGAACGGTAATCTCGGCGTTCAAGGTCGAGAGTACCATTGGCAAATTTGTCATTGCTGTTTATCCCTTGATTCCGGAAGGCGGCGTGGGCATCCTCATGGCGCTGTTGATGCGGCGACAGAGGCTTGGCCCGTGACATCGGATTGTGGGTGTCGGTGAATTTTCGCTCATTGGTGATCCAAGAGGCAGAGAAACCCTGCCAGCCCCGGTTCAGGTGCGTCTCAGCGGCCTCGATGGCGTTGCCCGTCAACTGGTACTGCTTGAGCAGTGATCGCGCTCCACGTGGCGTCAGCGGGCATTTCTTGCCCTTCCGGTGAGCAATGATATCTCTCGCCAGTTCGGCGCCTAGCTCTGCGAATATTTCGAGGATTTCTTCGTTCATTGTTTCATCCGCCATTTGTTGTTCCGCATTCGGGATGGGTTAGGCTGCTGCCTTGAGCGTGGCCATGATGGCGCGGGCGTCTTCAAGAGCGTTGTGGGGCACCGCAGAGGGCAGAAATTTCATGTCTGGGAGCAACACCGCGGTGCAGGGGATATGGACGCTATCCAAATGATCCTCGCCGGCAAACATCTGGAAGAAATGGACGAGATCGGTGTACCAGTCGGCGACGATG